TCAACGCTTTTTCCGGGACTTCGACGGGGCCTGCAGCGCATGATCGAGTTCCGCTTCGTCCAGCACCCGGCCAGCGGCAAGATCCTCCAAACCCCCTAGAGCTCCGTCGAGCAGAACCAGCCCCGCATGCTCCGCTTCAAGCGCATGGTAGTAGTCGAGCCTGCGGGCATCGACAAGCGCCACATAGCTCGCGCCGTTCTTGGTCAGCAGTTTCTCGGCGCCGCGGCCCACCACATCCTCGGCCAGCTCGGTAAGCCGGGCGCGAGCCTCGCTGATCGGCACCACATCACTCGCACGCAAAACCATGGATTCGCCCCACGGAGCATTCATTAAAGGATAGTGTAATACATTCGTAAAAACCTGGGCATGGTTCCGCCATTCCCACGTGCCGACCGCGAAGACCGCAACGCTGAAACAAGTGGAATGGTCGTGCAGGGGTGGGCGCATGTGCTTCATCCCAAAAGAGTCACGCGCAAGGGGCCCCGGTGCCTCATCACCTACGCTACAATCGGCCGCCTTCGGGGCGTAGCTCAGCCTGGTAGAGTGCTTGCTTTGGGAGCAAGATGCCGGAGGTTCGAATCCTCTCGCCCCGACCAAATCCGCGCCGCCCGCCCGGGCGGCTGCACCCAGCGGAACGGCCGGATTCCTCGCGGCAGTAGCTCAGTGGATAGAGCAACGGCCTTCTAAGCCGTAGGTCGCAGGTTCGATCCCTGCCTGCCGTGCCAGAGAAATCAATAGGTTACGGCGGTGTCAGCAGATCCGGAAATTCGGTGGTGGGAGAAAATCTGCCGAGGCCGATGATCCACGACCGCCGAGCCCACCTTCGTCGACACGGTGCCGCCGAAGCCGTATGCGCCGCGCCGGCCGAAGGGCTGCGAGCCGTACTGGGCCGCCTACCGGGCGGAATGGCAGGACGACGGCGCCGCTACTGCGCCGGCGGCTTCGTCGACCGGCTGAACGACAGTCCGAACCAGAACGTGCAGACGATATTCAGGCACGCGATCAGTGCGCCGATCACCGTCGCCCGCGTGTCGCTGCCGAAGGGTGATTCGTCGCGGAGCACGGCGTAGAAGCCGCAGGCGATCATCAGCAGCAGGACGGCCGACAGCCAGAACGCGCCCGTGCGCCAGAACTCGGGCGTGGAGGGCGTGGCGGCCCACTGGCGCGCCGCCACGACGCCGCCGCCGGTCTCGACCAGGCCGAAGGCGTCCAGCGCGTCAGCGGCCGCGGCGCGGGCCTGCTGGGCCATCACCGGATCGGCCTGCACGGCCTTGACGGCGTCCGGTGGGCTCTCGGTGCCGGTCGCCTGCATGACGGCACCCATCACCGCCTCGGCGGCCCGGGCGTTGCGCTGCGCGACCTCGGAGGCGCCCGGCCCGGCGAACAGCGCCTTCAGTTCCGGCCAGAGCCCCGACAGGATGCCGAGCGCCGGGCCGATCCAGGGGTTGCCGGTAGCGGCGCCGGCGACGGTGGCAACGGTCTGCAGGGTCGAGGGGGCAGGGCTGTCCGGCATGGGGATCTCCAGGGAAGGCTTCGATTCGGCGATGGGCGCGGGCTCCTGCTCGGCAGCAGGTTCAGGCGACGGGCTCAGCGCGGCCAGCGCGGACCGGTATTCGGCGAGGAAACGCGCCATCGTGACGGTTGGCTGGCCATAGGGGGAGCCGGGCAGGCTGGCCCATTCCTTGGCGCACAGCGCCACGGCCGTCTCGATGCGGCCGGACAGGATCGCGTCGACCGCGCCGCGGCGGTAAAGCAGCGCGACCGCCCCCAGGTCCTGGCTGTGCGGAGTGAAGTCCTCGAGGCCGTACTGTGCAGCGATCTCGTCCCAGGTGCGAGCCAGGAACTGGTAGGCGCCGGCGGCGGTGCTGGTGATGCCGGCCGCCTTGATCGGTTTGTGAGGGTGCCGGGCGAACGACTCGAAGAGGCTGCCACCGTAGAGCGTCCGGTAGCCGTTGGCGCCCTTGGTGCCCTCGCCCAGCCGCAGCGCCTGCAGGAACGCGCGGATCGCCGGCGCAGCCAGCGTGCGGGCCAGATCGTCGCGGGTCGTGGTCACTTGGTGCGCCCGATCAGGATGTCGATGACCCGGTCGACCTTGTTCCCGAGGTCATCCGACACCTCTTCCATCCGTCGCACCACAGCCTCGAAGCGCTCGTTCGGCGTGTAGTCCTCCGCGAGCTTCACCTGCAGCATCGTCAGGTCGCGCCGCAGCGCCTGCACGGCGTCCCACAGCGTCTTGGCCCACCAGCCGCCGACGGCGAACCCGATCGCAAACAGCACGTTCAGAGCGCCCATCAGCAGGGTGGTCTCGATCTGCATCAGATCCCCAGGACCTGCCCACCGCCGGTGAATATGATCTGAGCGCCGCCGCCGGTGACGGTGTCGCGGAACGCCAGTGACAGCGCGAGCTTGGGCCCGGTGGCCACACTGCCCGTCCCCGACATCGCGACATTGCCGGCGCCGGCGGTGATGCGCTCGAACGTGGTGAGCTGGTCGGCGACCAGGCGCTGCGTGTTGCCGCCGCTGGTGAACGTGATGCCCGTCTGATCGGAGGCGAAAGCGGCCAGCACCAACCCGGATCCGCCGGGGTCCACATTGCCGGCGGCGATCGCCGTGTTGCCAGCAGAATTGCCGTTGGCCGAGCTGATGAATGGGTTACTCGCGATTCGCAGGCCGCTGTAGCGATGCACGGCGACCGATCGCACCGTGCGCAGCGTGTTCAGCTCCATGGCAACGACGCGCTCGGCGGTCGACGACTGGATCGCCGCGTACGCCGCCCCCAGGTGGAACTGGCCGTTCGGATGGCTGACCAGTGCCAGAATCCCGCTATTCGGGTTCGACCCGTAGCTGCCGATCATGTTGTCGAGCCAGTCTGCGGCGGCGGCGACGGAGCCCCCGTAGCATCCGAAGATGATCAGCGTGTCGCCCGAATCGACCGGCGCGCCGCCCCAGTTGTCGGTCGAGCCGATGAGGTTGGTGGTGACGCCGCCGGCCTGGTTGTTGGCCATCCCGCCCTTGTAGACTGCTGCCATGGCTCAGGTTCCGTAGTAGGCGACCGTGTCCATCGTGATCGCGGTGGTGAGGGACGGATAGCCGGTCTGTTCGCGATCGAGCACGACGACGCTGCCGTCGCTGTCGATCTCGCAGAAGAGCACGTGCGGGTCGCTGTAGTCGTAGGGCCCCCACTTCGGGCCGAACTTGCCGGTACCGCCCGGCCAGCCGAGCGGGCCCGTGTAGTTGACCCACAGCGTGACCGTGCCGGCCAAGCCGTCCCGGATGCGGATCTGCAGATAGCCGGTGTTGTTGTTCTTGATTCGGCACTGCACCTCGAAGTAGTACCGATGACCGACCTGCAGGAAGTAGTCGAGCAGCGGCACGTCCCAGCGCTGCTGCTGACCGCCCCTCGCCGGCACGTTGTCGTCCGCCCATGTGATGGACAGCAGCAGCTTGCCGTTGCCGCCGATCAGGATGTCGAACGGCTGCTGATTGCCCGGGGCATCGCCGCCGTAGTGGCAGTTCGCGATGTTGAAGGCGATGTTCGGGCCGATGGAGGTCGCGCGCGGCTCGATGGAGAACGCCCACCGGAACGGGGTGTCGTAGGGCACCGTTTCGCCGAAGCAGCTGAGGATCGCGCGGGCCGTCGTCGGATCGGCGTCCCATGCAACCGGCGGGTGCAGCGCCATGTAGAACGACGCGCCCGGCTGGCCGCCGGGATCCACGGCGTTGCGCCGCAGGATGTCGTATCCGTTCCAGGTGATTGAGCTGGGCGTGCGGACGGTGGTGATGTTGTTCCACCGCGTGCCGGGCGTCGTCAACTGATTGGAGGCCGTGTACTGGCTGTCGGCCTGGATGCGGTGGTCCCACTTCGTGCCGGCGATGGAGGCGTTCCACGGCTGCGACGGGTCGATCATCGACAGCACGCGCGGGTCGTTGACCGACAGGCGCGTGGCGCTGGCGGTGATGTCCAGCGCTTCGGGGAATGTGAATACCACCTGGCTGAAGTCGCCCGACTTCGTGTTGTCCAGGTTGGCCGCGCCAGAGACCTGCTTGCCGGCGCCGTTCGATCCGAGGGTGGCCAGCAGGAACCGGCTGGCATCGCCGTCCTTTTCGATCGCGATCGTCCAGGTCCCGACGGATAGGTCGGCGACGCTGTTCGTCGTGACGGTATTCGGAGTCTGCGGAATGGAGAAAGTGGCTGCTGGCGTGAAGGCGGCGGTGTACTTCGCGCGGTAGCGCACCGTGCCGTCCTGGCGCAGCACCACGTTCCAGTTGGCACCCAGGATCGTCGAGAACTGCGTCCAGCCCGCCAGCCGTTTCGAGCCCGCCGCGCCCGAGGCGATCGCCGCCAACACCGCGCTCAGGGTCTGTGCATCGAAGGCCGGCGTGGCGACCGTGCCGGGCGGATTCTGCGTGTTGTCGCCGGTGTCGGTGCCGGTGCCGGTGCCGCCGGTGCCAGAGGCGGCCTGCGTGAGATCCAGCGTCAGCACGCCGTTCACGACGGTGAAGTTGCCGAGCACCTTGATCGTCTGCACGGCGCCGCGGTTGGCGCCGGTGGAATCGATCACCGTGACATCGGTGGTGGTGGTCGCCGGCTGGCCGATCGGCACGTAGCGCTCGACCCACTGGTCGCCGAACCACTGCCAGCTATCGAGCACGTACTGGCTACCCTGCGGGCCCATCAGCTCCTGGCGCAGGTTCTTGACGATGTCGCCCGGGTTGCCCGGATGGACCGGCTTGCCGGCGTCAGACACGCCGCTATAAATCGGGTAGCTGAACGGGTTGTTCGGCTGCGTGCTGGCGGGCCCGTTGTTGATCGAGGGCATCCGTTCCTCCGGTCAGGCGATCGCGAATCGCGTCTTGATGTTGGCGTCGACAGTGGTGAGGTCGGCATTGGCTGCAGCGCCCCACAGGTAGATCTCGCCCAGGTCCGACACCACACCGGTGCCGGCCGGTGTCCCGTTGGTCGCGACGTCAGTCCAGGCGCTCACGGCACCGGCGTTGTCGGGCGTCTGGCTGACGCCGTCCTTGTAGCCGACGTTGAGCGTGCCGGCGGTCGCGCGCATGCTCATGACGTGCATGTTCGTGTCCTGGTTGGCCTGCGCGAAGTTGAAGGCAGCCCCGAGGTTCGCGCGCATGTACTGCGAGGACTGCCAGCCGAAGCAGATGCCGCCGCCTGCGCCATCGGTCAGGATCCGGCCGCCTGCGCCTGACTGCCAGCGGTGCGCATAGCTGATCGCGAACGTCGTCGTGGTGCTGAGCACGATCCACAGCGCTTGTGTCGCAGATTGGCGCCACAGAGGCCTGGAATTCGCGGTGGTCGTCAGCGCGCCCCCCGTGACGATCTGCGGCTGGGCGGCCGCCGTCCCCTGCGAGGCATCGCTGTTGCCCATCTGGTCGTACCAGACGGTGACGAACCCGTTGCCGGCGCCGCAGTGCGCCAGCAAGGCCGCGGTGTCGAGCTCGTTGGAGCCGTCGTACCCGATATTCAACTCGGCGTTGTCGCTCGACCGGCGCACGCGGATGAGGGGGCCGGTGTAGGCCGTGCGCACGCGGCGCAGCGCATAGGCGCGTACCGGCGGGTTGGCCAGGCCGTCCAGCAGCAGGCTGGCCGCGACGATCGGACCCACGACATTGCTCGCGGCGGGCGCACCCGGACCGAGCCCGTTGGACGCGGTCACGAGGCAGCGGATGTAGAACCCGACGTCGCCCGCCTGCACGGCGTAGGTGTTCGCGTTCGCGCCGATGTTGGACCACCCGCCGATGCCGTCGGCCGAGCGCTGCCATTGGTAGGCGTAGCTGTTGGGCGTGTTCGTCCAGGTGCCGGTCGTGCACGACAGATTGTTGCCGGGCGACAGCGTGCCGCTCACCACCGGTGCGCCGGTGTTCACCGGTACCAGCGGCGCAGCGCCGCTACCGATGATGCCCGGCCGGATCACGCTTTCGTCCCGACGACGTCGAACGCCTCGGCGCCCGGTGCGTTCGACGTGCGGCACAGCGAACACCAGGGATTGGTCGCGCCGGTGGTGCGTACGTCGGTCACCGTGACGCCCGGTCCACCGACGAAGTCGACCGTGCCCTTGGCCGACAGACCGAAGCCGGGGCCCAGCCCGGATGGCACGACGAACGTCAGCGAGCCGGCGCAGATGAGATTCGCCCCGGCATCGTAGACCGTGAGGCTGCGGTTGGCGGCCTCGGCGAGTGGCCCGGCGCCGTTGGCCGCGATCGCGACGGCGAAGTTCTGCCGGTTCTGATCGTCATTCGGCGCCAGCGCGCCGGGCGGCGTGACGAGCGCCGGCTGCGTGTTCGGCGACGAGAGCGACGCGGGGCCGGGATTGACGGATGGCATGATGAGGGTGCTCCGGGGTCAGTAGCCGATCGCCAGCCAGTGGAAGGCTTCGGTGCTGGCCGACTTGTTGTAGAGGATCAGATTGGCGGTGCTGCTGAGCGCGATCGCGCCCGACACCGGCGTGGCGCTGTTGCCGGAGCCGACGGGGGTGCACTGCGCAGTCAGCAACTGCGTGGGGAACGTGAGCGGGAACGTGACGACCAGGTTGGTGTTGCTGGTGATGCCGGCCGTCACGCCCCACTGCACCAGCAGCCCGGACGGCAGCCGCTGGTAGCCCGGCGTGGAGGCGGTGAAGAAGAAGGCCGGGCCGCTGGCGCCGCCCATGCTGGCCATCGACCCGGGCGGCTCGATGTTGTCGAACACCGAGATCACATTGCCGGCGGCGTCCTCGAGCTGGAACTTGTAGAGGATCGAGCTGTCCAGCCAGATCGGCTGCGGCGGCCGGCCGTCAGCGTTCAGCACGATCGGGTTGGCGTTCGGGACCGTGCCGGCCTGGTTCGTGTACGTGGCGACGGGCGTCGTGGTGCCGGCCTGGTACGTGCGGATCCGTCCGGCATTGTTGGGACGGCCGTCCGGCAGCAGGCCCTGGTAGCCGATTCCGAAACCGGGTGCTACGCTAACGTCGGGCATTCGGAAGGGCTCCTAGGAGTTTGGAATGGGCAACAGCGCCCCGCTGATCGAGAAGCTGATCGTCCTGGCGATCATCTGCGCGCCGTACCTGCTGGCCGGCTGGGGCGTGCTCTGGCTGGTGCGACGGATCTTCGGGCGTCACGGCTGACCTCCGCGGTCGCGGTTCACGAAGTTGGAGAACGTGAGGCCGCCGGGCTTCGCCGCTCCCTGGCTCAGGGCCTTCGAAGGCGCCTGACCGGTCCCGGTGATGCCGGCGCCCGGTGACAGCACTTCGCGCAGGGTCGTCTCGGCGGCCCGCTTCTCGGCCGCGCCCTGCGCGAATCCGCGCACGATCGAGCCGATCGGCACCTTGCCGAATCCCATGGCGTTGCCGGCGGCCTCCAGCCCAGACGCCATGCCTTCGCCGACCATCTGCTGCGTGCGGCTGATGACGGTGGAGTTCGAGCGGTTGATCCAGTTCGCCGGCGGCGCGCGCTGGACATCGGCCGCCACCTCGCCTAGGTTCCGCAGGTGCGCCACCTCCTCGGGGCTGAACAGGACATTGATCTTCTCGCCGAGCTTCTTGAGCGCCGTTTCGTACCGGGCGGAGCTGAACCCGTTCTTGTTGACCGCGGCGTCGCGCAGGTGCGCGATCACGCCGCCCTTGATCGTCTGCAGGGCGACCGGATCATCGGCGAGCGCCACGGCCAGATTCTCGACAGCCTTCGAGCTGCGCTCATCGATGATGAACTTGCGCACGAAGTTGTCCGGGATCGCGCGGCCGCTGACCAGCGCCTGGTAAGCCGGCGAGGCGGCCTCGCGCGCCTTCTCGGCCTTGAAGAGTCCGCGGGCCGCGTCGGCCAGGCTCTTGACCTCAGCGACCTCGCTGGAGACGGGCATGCTCTCTAGCACGTCGCGCACGGTGTTCACGGCCCCGCGGACGTTGCCGTCGGGCGAGCTGCGGGCAGCGCGCGCGAGGATCGTGCGCAGGTTCTCAAAGTTCTCGAACGTCATCGGCTTGTTGCCGGTGGCGAACTGCTCGACGATGCCCTGGATCTCCTTCGGCAGGAACGCGCCGTTCATGCTGTTGCCGAGCTCGTCGCCCACGCGGGCGCCGAACGCCACTCCGTCCAGGGGCAGGGTTCCGCCGTTGGCGTCGCGCAGTGCTTTGTAGGTGGCCGAGATCTCATCGGATTTCACGCGACGCACCGATTTCAGTGAGTCCAGCAGCAACTGACCGGCGGCATGCGAGGAATCGGTGATGCCTTCGGGCGCCGCCATCCGGCCGATCTCGTCCAGATTCTCGACAAGCTGGCTGTTCTGCTGGTTCAGGTGCTCACCGATCCTCGGCAGCTTCGCTCGCAGGTTCTGTTCGTTGGAGATCAGCGCGACGTTGCGGGTCGACTGGCCGCGCGTGAGCTGGATCGGCACCGGCAGCGAGGCGGCCCGCGCCTGGGCGGCCAACGCTTCGGGGTTGATTGGCTTGCCTTCGCGGGTGGCCTGCCGCACGACTTCCTGCAGCGCGGGCGACGACTGGATGGCCTTGGCCACGGCCGGATCGACTTCGGCGACGTGACCCATCACGGCGTGATACCCGCGCCGGCCGAGCTCGGTCGCCTTGCCGACCGCCGTGCCGATCGCCGAGGCCACGGGGACGCCGACCGCGCCGAAGGCACTCCCGATCGCCACCTGCTTGGCCTTCTCGCCCCAGAACCCTTCGATGTCGGGATCGACCGCCTGTACCGCGCCGCCAATCGCGCCGACCTTCGCGCCGTAGATCAGCTTGTTGACGAGGTTGGCGCCGTCCTTCAACTTGCCCATGGGCAAGACGGCGCTACCGCCGACCATGCCGGTGAGATCGCCAGCGAAGTTCGACTTCGGGTTGGCCTCGCGGTAGGGCTTGTTCTCCGCCTCGAGGTTGCGCACGCCCTGGTTGGCGTCCTCTACGAGCCATTCGCCGCCGCGGCGCATCGCATCCCAGCCGGCCCGGCGGCCACCTTCGGCGATCAGCTTGCCGCCGAGCTGCTGAATCCCCAGCACCGTGTTGCCGGTGCCGCGGCCAGCTCCCGCGAGGAACGACATCACGCGGCCCGGAGCATCGGGGTTCGGCGGCGCGGCCGCTGGCGCCTGCGCCGGAGCGGCCTGCACGCTCTGTGGGTCGCGATACGGCAGCGCATCCCAATCGGCTGATCCGCCGCTCTTCAGCGTCGGGCCGCCCTTGTAGGGGATCGCATCCCAATCGGTGCTGCTCATCGAATGAACCCGAACTGTCGGGCCGCTGCCAGGCGCCGACCGAAGGCTTCGACCTCGGCTGGCGTGAGTGAGTTCTTGAACTCCGCCTTCTCTTTGACGGACATCTGCGGATACTCGAACACCCGGGCGTCGGCGATCGCGTTGAAGCTGGTCAGCGCCTTGGAATACGCGACGGGGTCGGCCTCGTAGCGCTGCAGGTAGGACTGCTTGGCCAGCGCCATTTCCTGCTGCGCGATGATCTGGTTGACCGCCTTGCGAATAGCGGTCGGCGTCATCTTCGTGCTCGGGTTGGCCGCCTCGGCGAGCGCGCGCGCCGCGTCGGTATTGCCGCCGGCCAGGGACAGCATCGCGCTGTTCTTCGCCAGCAGGTCGGTGCTCGTGCGGACGAGATCGCCCTCGCTCATGCCGAGGTAGCCCGCCAGCCCGGCGATCAGCGCGCGCTTGTCGCTCGCGACGCCGGTGGCCGCGTCGTTCGCGTACTTGCGGATCGTCTGCAGCACCGGGACGTTCTGGCTGGCGACCTGGGCCGCCTGCTGCGTCGCCAGCCGGTCGCGGTTCACCATCTCGGTGATGCCCGCCATGTTGTCGGCGGCCCCCATCGGTGGGCCGGCCGGCACGAACCCCCGCTGCGGCTGCGCAGACGGGGCGCCAGCGGGCGCGCCGGGCGCCGCAGGGGCGACGGCGCCGGCCGGCGGTTGCGACGGCCCTGGCGGCCGAATGCCGCCCGGCTGCGGGCCGACGAATGCCGGCTGATATACCCCGGGGGCGACCTCCTGCACCGTCTGCGCCGTCGGCGGCAGTTGCTGCTGCGCCACCGTGCCCGGTACCGCTCGCCCGACCGGGCCTGCCTGCGGATTCGTGTTGATGACCGCCGTCTGCTGGCCGGTGCTGATCGCCGGGCCGCCCGGGATCGCGGCAGACGCCTGCCCCTGCGCCCCGAGCCCAGCGTTGATCGCGGTCAGCAGCGACTGCCGCACGCTCTTCGGGTCACTCGAGGCCTGCGCGATCAGGCGCGACGTCATTGCCTCGGCCATCGGCCGCGGCACACCGGAGTCGACCAGCTCCTGGCGTACGTCGGCGATCTTCTCGATCATCCGGTCGCGGTTGGGCTTCGCGGGGTCGAAGTCGGGGTCGTTCAGGAACCGGTTGGTCTGGTTCCGGATGAGCTGCATCTGATCGGCTGCGAGCTCGAATCCCGCGCGCTGCGCGCCCGTCTCAGCGGTCGTGGCGGCCGCCTTCCGGCTGCGGATGTCCGCGTCGGCGCTCTCGGTGGCCACCTTCGCGCCCGCCGTGGCCGTGTCGGCCGCCGCGCGCTGCGACCGGATGTAGTCGTCGAGCGTGCGGCGAGCCTTCTCCGCGTTCGTCCGTGCCAGTTCCGACTCGGCGCGGCTCTTCTCGATGTCGGTCGGCAGCGTCGCCGTCTCGCGCTCGAGCTGCTGCTTGGTGCGCGCCAGTCCGATCCATTGCCCCATCGTCTGGAGTGGATCGGGAGCCTTGGCCTGCAGCGGGATGGAAGGATCGAGTGGCATCGTTCAGCTCGTCGGGTTGAACTGGCCCTGGTAATAGTTCGAGCTCAGGCTCGCCGACGACGGCGATGCGACTGATGGATTGCGGCCGTTGTAGAGATAGTTCCAGCCGAGATAGCTGTTCAGCCCCCCGGACAGCGCGTTGCCGACGCCGACCTGGCCAGCAGCCTGTGCCGCGGCACCCGAGGTCAGGTAGCCCGATGCGTTGTTGGCGCCGGTGGTGTACGCGCTGCCCATGCCCTGCGCGCCGGTCATGCCGAGGTTGGCGATGTTCTGGCCGGTGCTGATGGCGCCCTGGCCCGCGCCTGTCGCCGCGTTCCCACCCAACTGCGCGACGCCCATGAGGCGGCTGTAGCGGTTCGCCTGCTCGGTCTGGAAGTTGCTGAAGGCCTGCTGATAGGCGGTCTGCGCATAGTTCTGCGCGAACGTGTTTAGGCCCTGCAGCGCGTTGCCGGAGAGAAGCCCGCCCGACCGATTGGCGGCATTCTCGGCCTGGGCCATCGCCTGCTGCTGCTGGAACTGGTACGCCGGCGCGTACTGCGCCATCTTCGACGCATCGAACTGCTCGCCGAGCCGCCCGTTCATCTCGGCGTTCAGGTCGAGCACCGCGAGGTTGCCGGCGTTGCGGTACGGATCGAGATAGCCCGCCGCCTGGTCGAACATCTCGCGCTGCATGTCCTGGCCGCGCGTCGTCGCGTTGTATTGCAGGTCGGCCGAGCGATTGGCAGCCTCGATCTGCGCGGCCGACGCATCGCGCGCCGCGGCGGCCTGGGTGTTCGCGGCGCGGTTGCTGGCGTACGAACTGACGACAGCGCCGCCGACGACGGCTGCGGCAATGGCGCTCATGCTGACACCTCGGTAGGCAGTGCGAGTCGTAGCCGATCACGCAGCGCCAGCGCGGCGCGATAGTCGATCGTGACCTCGTCGCCGAGCTGGCCGCCGCGGCTGCCGTCGATCGGCGCCATCGCGACCAGGTCGACGTCGCCATTCGGTCGGGCCAGCATCACCGCATTCGGCGTCACCGAGTGGTTCGTGAAGCGGCCGGCCGGCGTGCGGCAGCCGCCGATCAGTGCCGGGGCGACCACGTCGCCGGCTTCGAGGCTGCTGGTGGCGAAGAGGCCCTGACCGTGGATCGGGGAGGGTGCCACGCGCACCGCGTAGCTGCCGTCCGGAAACGGGATCTGATCGTCCGGATTCTCGGCCTCAGCCGCCGCCTGCTCGGCGCTGATGGCCGACTCCTCGAGCACGGCATCGAAGTCGCACCGATCGGCCTCGTGGGTCAGCGCGAGCGCGGCGCGCCGCTGCTGGTGGCGCAGGAAGGTGGCCGACTTGCGCAACAGCATCGCCTCCAGCCGCTCGACGTCGGTCTCGGTGGTGGCATAGATGTTCTGCCACACCGTATCCTCGTGCACGTAGCCGACCTTGCGGCCCGGTTCGCCGACGAAGAAGTGCGGGGCGACGATCTCGCGCAGCGACCCGTCGTCGGTTACCACCGTCACGCGGCCGGCCAGCACGATGTTTACCTGCCGGAAGCGCTGATGGTGGCCGATCGCCGTGGCGCCGGCCGGCATCGATAGCTCGCGAATGTAAAGGCCAGGCCCGAAGCGATGGACGACTTCGCACGGCGCCTGGTCAGGCTCGTCCAGCAGCAGGTCTTCGAGGACCTCGAGGTCGCCGGCCAGCACGACGTCGCGCAGCACCGCGAGCATCTTCGTTGCGATCGGATCGACGTCGAGGGCCGCGCGGACATGAGTCGGAGCGTTCATAGGAGGTACGTCCCGGAGGCGATGAGCCGTTTGCCGGACAGGCTGGCGTTGGTGAGGAGTGCGCCGCCGACCGAGAAGAGCTCGGCGAAGGTCGTGTTCGGCTGCGCCGTCAAGGTGAGCGCGGCGCCCTGGTCGCTATAGGCCACGGCGAGCGCACTGTGTCGGGTGCCCACTGGATGAGGGAACCCCGTCACGCGCGCAGGTGCTCCGCTGGCCGTGGCCGGCCAGGTGACGTCGAAGTACAGATCCACCTGCTGGCCGCGGCGCACGAAGGTACCCGCCGCCGAGGCGAAGGTGATGCCGTTGCCGGCGGGCACCCACTCGGCGATGGCCGGCACAAGGAACTCGCGCCATTCCCGGGCGATGTTGCCCAGGCTGTCGACCAAGCGCGAGAACGGAACGGCCGGGCGCGCCATCAGGAAGCTCCCTCGCTCATCTCGATGTTCGCGCTGATGATCGGCGCATACACCGGGTCCGTGACGGCGACCTCGAATACGCGGTCGCGCGCCTGGCCGAGCCGCCGCCAGATCGCGCGAGCGTTGTACTCGCCCATCCGGCCGATCGGGGTCGTGATGACGTCCGACCAAGTGTGCGCTCCGTCGTCGGAGTACCGCAGCATCGCCTGCGGATCCTCGCCCTGGCCGGTGGAGAGTCCGACGCCTGGCTGGAACTGGATCTGCAGCGAGTGGAAGAACTGGCGCCTCAGCTCGCGCGTCAGGTGCGGTGCACGGCGCACCCGGCGGATCCGACGTGTGCCGCCCAGCCATTGCTCGCTCGGAAAGCTGTTGTCGAGTTGGTAGATCCGGCCATCGGCATCGCCGACCAGCACCTTGTTGTCGAAGACCGCCGTGCAGGTCGGCCGCCAGTGCTGCGGGATGCCTTCACCGTCCAGCGACGTGCGGCGGTGCCACATCTGGGTGGACAGATCGTAGACCCACGTGCGGCCCGCGGTCGGAAGCTGCAGCACGTAGAAGACGTGTCCGGCGAGCTGGTAGGTGAACGCATAGGCGTCGGTCAGCACCTGCCCGATCAGGTCGTTCTCGATCGCGTGCGTGCTGATGCGCTGGACCTGGTAGTGCGCGCAGTACAGCACCACGCCTTGCCCCATCTGGTCGCGGCCGAGGAACGCGAAGCCATCGCCGAAGCGCGCCACCGAGTACGGGGCGAGGCAACCGAACTGGCGCGTGGTGCCGTCGATCGGCGAGAACGGAAACGGGAATGCGCCGGTGTCGGTCCAGAACTCCATCGTCTGCTCGCCCAGCAGCGCCACCTGCCGCTGATCGACGATGAGCGTGACCAGGTTGTCGAACGAACTGAGCGTGAGCCCGTAGGACAGCGCCGGCGACGTGTAGGCGAACGCAGAGGTCGCCCCCCACTGCTTGGAGCCTCCGCCGGGGGCGTTGTAGACCATGAAGTTGTCGGTGATGTCGCACCGCACGCCGCCCAGGAAGCCGCCATCGTTGGCGATGCCGAACGTGTTGACCGCGAGGTCCACGAAGTAGCGGTTCGCCGACCCGTCGGTGATCATCAGGTGCGCGCCGTTGCTGGTCATCGACACCGGTCCAGTCGAGGTCAGAAAGCCCGGGGTCGTCGTGACGTTGTTGTTGTCCGTGTTGAACTGGACAAGCTTGTTGCCGACCACGGCGATGAGGCGCCGCTTGCCGACAGCGACGCCCGGCACCGCCGGGGCTTCGAAGAGGCCGCGAACTGGCATGGATTCGAGCGTGCTGCGCCACAGCCGCATGCCAGGCGTCGGATACAGCGCGATCACGCCGCGCGAGCCCTGCGGCTTGCTCGGGTCGATCTCCGGATACCAGTTTTCGGTCGCCTGAGCGTCCTGCGTGATCGAGGGCGCCGTGTAGGCGTCGCCGACGAAGCCGTTAAAGTCGGGCATCGGGCAGCCTCACGTGGGCGTGAAGCCGCCGGTCAGGATCCAGCCGGCATTGCCGCCGCCGCGCGTGACGATCGCTGAGTCGAACGCGATGACTTCCTGCGGCACCGCGTTGCTCGCCTTGATGAGATCGCGGCCGCGTTTGGCCTGTTCCTTGATCTGGCGGATCACCAGCTCGTCGCGCACCGCATAGTGGAGCATCAGCAACTCGGCCAGGCCGTAGCGCAGCGCCAAGTCGTAGCCCTGCGGCAGCATCAGGTCCTCTTCGACGCGATCGAAGCGCGTCAGAATCGCGTCGGCGAAGAGGTGCATTTCGTTCGGCTGGCTCGGCACCGGCCAGTACCAGACGTTCGCATTGGTCTCGGTTGCCTGAAAGTACAGCACCTGCGGCCACGGGCCGGGTAGGTTCTTTTGGCCGACGCGCTGCCAGTTCGCAGCGGCCAGCACGTTGACGGCATAGTCGAGGGTGGCGCTCCCGCCGGCGTTGGTGCGCACGAAGGCGGATCGGATAGACACCGGGCGCGGATACAGACCGAACAGCGTGCTCGGTGCCAGGGTCTGCACCAGATTCACCGTATACGTTCCCACGGCGCGCGGGCCGTAGCCACCCACGCCACTGCCGAACTGCGTGATACGAGTGCCGTCCAGTGCAGGGGCGCCGAACGTCATATCCCGCACGATCGAGCCGGACAGCACGCTCGTCACGACGAGCGTCGCGGGCGCCGCGATCGACGCATTCATCTGCGCGGCGATCGATCCGGTTGGGCCGATCGAGTATCGGTCGACGCCGGGCACGAGCGTGTGCACGATCTCGTTCTGATACGCCACCAGCAGCTTCTGGATCGACCACTGATCGAGCAGGCCGTTCAGGGTCGCGAACGCATCGTTGGTGTCCGCCGCGCTGATCGGCGCACCGACCCCGGCGACGCCGATCGCCCGCAGCGCATCGCGGATGAGATCGGTCGGCCGCACGGTCAGCCCTGGTAGTTGATGGGCGTCGCGTAGAGGATCGCCGGCCCGGCGGCCGAGCCGATCGCCGTGATCTGTGCGGTGCCGTCTCGCGCCATCGGCATGGGGACGGCTATCGTTTGGCCGCCCAGCACCACCACCACACCATCAGCCGGCGTCGGATCGACCGGGAACGCGGGCGGCGCCACGCCGGTCTGCGACAGCCGCACAGCCATCGGGATCGTGCCGCTGTTTTGCAGCAGCACGAAGTTCGGCGAATGGCCCGGCCAAGCCGTCAGCACTACCGCCGCATGTGCGGAGGCGGTGACCGACAGCGCCCGGACGGGCCCCGCGGGCGCGATGATCGGCGCAAGACCCGACATCGCGAGCTCAGATGCCGTTGACCGGCAGCGGCCAGACGTTGGGCCGCAGCACCGTTACCGCGAAGAGGCCCGCGGCCGGCGTCGGCGTGCCCGCGCCCGAGTTGCTGAAAGTGATCCCCACCACGCCCGCCGACACCATGCGGGCGTTCACGATGCCGGTGGCGGCCGTCATCGCGCCGAGGAACGACACGCCGCCGATGATCGCGTTGGCCTCCACGCCCGGCAGGGCGAAGGTCTGCTCGGCGCTGGTGTTCGCGGCGAGCGCCGAGGGGGTGAGCTGCAGGCCGATCACCTGCATCGAGCCTGCGTTGCCGCGGACGACGTCGGAAGTGGTGCCCATGGTGCGCCGCCTCCGATCAGGTCGGCTGCGAGTAGACCGTGAGGTCGTACCCGAAGACGTAGACGTCGAAGGTGGCCGCCGCGCCCTGGGCGGTAGCGGTGCGCCAGTACAGCGTCTGCTCAGTGCGCAGCGCGGTCGATGCGACCGTCCGTTGGGCGACGATGGTCGGCCCGGTCAGCGCCGACAGCGCTGCACTGGCCACGACCGCCGTGCCGCCGCCCCCGACGTCGCTGAAGAGGCCGCCAGTGGCGGTCGTGAGCGAGATCGACGCGTTGGTGGCCACCACCTGGAACACCGAATATCGCTCGGCGTTCAGGATCGGAATCGGATGATCGGTGTTCGCGGCGTTCGCGTTGACCCCGCGGTATAGCCCGAGCAGCCGGCAGGCGTTCATCTCCGCCGGCAGCGCGTTCTGTTGACCCATCGTGTTGACGGGCGCCATCACCGCTTTGGTCTGCGGGGTGTTGGTGATGGCCGGTCCGGGATTGGGTGGCATACGATTTCCTCAGTGCGCGTTGTCAGGCGGCGACGCGGGCGGCGAGCTCGTTGTAGAGCCCAGCCCAGCCCCACAGCGAGTCGATCCGGCAGGGCAGCGAGTCGTTGTTGATCGTGTACTGCTCGACGATCCGCAGGCTCAGCCCCGCTTCCTTGGACGACGCCCGGCCGGACATGTTCACGCCCCGCGGCAGCGGCAGATCGGCCATCGCCAGCGTCACGGCGTTGCGGTGGAAGAGCACGTTCTGCGGCGAGACGACCGCGTTCGCGGTGCCGGTGGCCAGGCTGAACGGCTGGATCGCCGCGGTGGTCGTCGGCGAATTCGTGACGTTCTGGAACTGGCCGCCATAGATCAGCGCCGGCGACACGGTCACCTGGAACGTGCCCGAGGTCGCGGTCACCGCCTGTTGCACGACGAAGTGGCGCAGTTGCCGGTACGACTGCCGGCTCTGCGGGTTGGTGGCGAAGACACCTGCGATCTGGAAGGTGTCGCCCTTCTGCAGCGTCAGCGTCTGGTTCGTGGTCAGCGTCAGCGTCGAGGTCGACGCCCAGCCGGTCGCCAGGCCCTGGTTCGCACCCGACATCGTCAGCGTGCCGGCCGTCGTCGCCCAGGCCCCGTAGGTGTGGGTGATGACGTTCTGATCCATGAACCAGTTCATGCCGGCGCTGTCGCGGCCCATGAGCCCGCGCTGGAACTGATTGCTCAGCTTCTCGGCCGGGACGAATAGGCCCTTCAGCGAGTCGACGATCGCGGCCGACGTCCACGGCTCGATGACGACCGCGCGGCGACCGTCACGCGGCGCGGCTTCGGAGTCGAGGTAGGCCGCCGCCTGCAGGTACGTGATCAGGCCCGTGGGCGGCGTGCCGGCGATACCGACCGAGTTCGCGGTCTGATCGCGCATCTGGATCAGGCCGTACAGGTCGATCTTGTTCGCGATCGTCGCGACGGCCGGCTGGATCACCCGTTCGCGGAAGTTGTCCATCGACAGCAACCGGTCCTTCGTCGTCATCTGGAAATCGACGTGGAACTGGTTGGCCAGCGTCACCGGCACACTGGTTTCGTTGATGTCCTCGACGTTCAGGTTCGGCCCGAAGGTACCGAGGAAGCGCGGCGGGCGCCTGACGTTGGCGGTGTCGCCGATCTTGGCGCCGTCGACGGCGAACCGGTCGTCGTATTCCCGGTTGACCTGGCTGGTGAAGGTGAGCTCGTTCTCGAGCACCATCAGCGCTTCGTTCGTGATGAAGCTGATGGTCAGGAGGTTGTTGTTGCCCAGCACCAGGCCGAGCGAGGCCGCGAGGCCGAACAGCAGATCGCTGGCGCGTTCGCCGAGCGACCGGAGGAAGGCGAGCATGTGAAGACTCCGCGTGAAGAAGGGATGACGACACGTCGGCCCGTTGCCCGGGGCCAGTCGGTCGCTCTCTCACGCGGAGCTGGTGCGGATAATCCCGGGGATGCGCTCCCGGTCGGCGGCCCTTGGTGACGTCTCAGGCGCGACGGCCGCGATGTCGTTCGCGGCGGACAGGGGACAGGACGATGCCTATCTGCGCGGCACTGTATTCCGCATCGCGGGAAATTGCAACTACTTGATCCGCCCCGCCAGCCGGTCGCGTTTGTATTGCTCGTAGGTGCCCAGGAACTCGCCCGAGGTCGATACCTGCAGGTCGGCGTTGCCGTTGGCACCGCGCAGCGGCTCGATCGGTGCCGGTGGCGGCGTAGCCGCACGGCGCGGGGTCGCTGCAGGTGCTGGTGCAGCAGCCGGCGGCCCAGCCAGCTCGACCTCGAGGCGCCCGATGCGCCGCGCCTGGCTGGCCGGTGGGAGCGCCTGGATCTCCGCCAGCAACTGCGGATTGCGCGCCAGGTGGTAGACCAGCGGTCCGGGGTTGTCGGACTCGATGATGGCATTCCTCACGTGATCGCTGGTCGGGGCGACCGATCCGCCGACCACGGCATCGAAGTCGGCCGTGGCGGTGCGGAACTGCTGCATGCGTTGCTGGAAGGTCTGCACCACCTGCTGCGCCCGCTGCTGCTCACGCTGCTGGGCCTGCTCGGCGTCGCGGGCGGCCAGTGCCTCCCGGACTGCGACGCGGGATTGCCATTTGGCCAGGTCGCGGGCGTACTCGAACGCGTCGGTGTACTGCGTGGCGTCGGGCTCCGGATCCTCAGCCGTGGCGGGTGGCGCGGCAGCCGCTGGCGGTGCTGGGGGCGCAGGAGCGGGAGCCTCGGCGGCTGCAGACGGGGCGGCGCGCAACTGCGCCAGTTGCTGTTCGAGCTCTTCGCGCCGCTGGCGCTCTTCGTTGCGTTCGCGAGTGATCTGCCCGATCCGCTCGGCGATTGGCTTGCGCCGGCGCTCGGCGCGCTGCTCGTCGGTTTCGTCGGCGTCCGCATCGGCATCGGTGTCCCGATCGTCAGCCGCAGCCGCTGGCTGCTGCCCCGAGGCGGCCTGCTCGGCGGCGATCCGCTCGGCATAGAACGCGTCCATGTTCTCGGCCGTGACCACGACGGTGTCGGCGTGGCCGCGCGGTGTCTCGGCTGGCGGCGTGGCGGGCGCAGGTGCGGCAGCAGGCGCTGCCGGGGCGGGGACGGGGGTATCGGTTTGGTCGGCCATGATCAGCTCAGGAAGTTCTGCAGGTGGATGCGGGCCGTGGCGCGCATCGCGTCGAGATCACCGACCTCGATGGGCTTGGCCGGCGGCAGGTTGCGGGCGTAGGCGAGGATGCCGTGGATCGCGGCGTTCAACGTCTCGTCGATCGAGGCCTGCCGCGCGGCAATCTTGTCGTCGGTCGGCATGGGCGTGTAGCCATCCTCGAATGCCTGGCGCGGGGAAATGGATGTGTAGCCGTCAGCATAGATGACGACGTAATCGCCAGCGACCGGCTTGTAGCGGGGCATCAGGTCGTGCGACAGAAGCCAGAATCGGGTGCCGTACTCCGGGTCATAGAACCCCAGCGCGATAGCTTGCTCGGTCGTCTCGACATCGTCGATGCGGAGGGCTCGCACGATCTTGTGCGACTGATACTCGGCCACCCCCGGGAAGGCCGGCCATTCCTGCAGCACATTGATCTCTGCAGTGGTCGCCGGCTCGTCTGTCGTCTCGTCCGTCACGACGAAATCCGCCGCCTTGGCGGGTACCGGCTCGGCCTCGTCAGTCGTCGGCTTCTTCGGGCTCTTGGCCATGGGTCAGGCTCCTGGGTGAGTAGGGTGAAGAGGGCTACCGGTCGTCGCTTGCGCGTTCGACGGCCGCGTCGAGTTGGCGGACCGCGACCTCGCGGTCGGCGCTCGCGCCGCGCTCCCGGATCATCTCGGCGACCAGGCGGGCCACGGCATTCAGCTCGGCGACGTCCAGCGAGGTCGACCGGCGAATCTCGGCCTCGCGCAGCCGCGTGCGCTCGACCGACTCGAACTGATCGCGCTCTTCCTGCGCCCACACCTGATCGGAATGCCGCTCGGTGTCGGCCTTGATCTGCTCGCGGTGCGTGGCGGCCGCCGCCTTCATCCCCTCGACGTCAGCACGGCTCTTGAGCACCATGTTCGCCTGCTCGAGCTGCTGCTGCAGGCCGGTCATCGCATTGCGCAGGCCCTGGATCATGGCCTTCGCCTCGTCCGGGAAGTCGGCCGGCAGCTCGTCCTGTTGGGCGAGCGGGTTCGCGGCCGCCAGCCGATCGGCGATGGCGTCGGCACTGACCAGGTCCATGTCGCGGATGACGACGTCCGGCGCCTTCTCGGCGATCTGTACCCCGAGCGGCGTGTCCATGAGGCCGACCAGCGTCTCAGAGCTCTGCTGGCGGCGCGACTCGTAGCCGGGGCCCGCGTCGACCTCGATCGCATACTCGCCGACCGTGAGGTCGTTGATCACCTTGTCGCCGGCCGTCTGGTTGACCGTGACCAGCGAATCGCGGCTGTCCTCGCCGATGATCCGCATGACCCGCTCGCCGGTGTAGATCTTCGGGATCAGGTCGATGATGATGTCGCCGGTGTGGTGCATGGACCGGGTCAGGTTGTCCGTGAAGTTGAACGTGCCCTCGTCGGACTGCAACCGCTCGGCGTTCAGCGCCTTGCCGCTGACGTTGCCACCGATCCGCATCGCCGGATCGACGATGCCCAGCACCGCCGACAGGTCGTTGTTCGCGGTCTGCAGCATCGCGACGATGCCCTCGGGCGGCGGCTCGGGCTGGATGCGTTGGGGCGGCGGCAACGTCTGGCCGTTCTGGTCGGTGATCGGCTTGTAGGTGAGCGATGCCCGCGAATCGATGTTCGCCGTGCGCCATTCCTGCTCGTAGCCCTCGTCCTGGCCTTCCGCCTTCAGCCACTTCGACTTCGGTGCGGCGCCGATCCACTCGGTGGCGGCGGTGTTCCAGAAGTTAGCCATGCGCTGCGGATCCTTCGCATCGCGCGTGAGCCCGAACTTGTACCGATACCCGTCGCGGATCTCGACGAGCCCGACGACGGGCACGACCGGGATCCAGCGGCCCGGCCAGTCGCGCTCTTCCAGCACCTCCAGGGCGGTCAGCTTCACCCACTTGATGCGCTTGCGCTGGACCGGCCGCTCGCGCACAACCTCGATCCGCGACATCTCCCACAGCGCGATGACCTGCTCGGTCACCTCGCTTGCGAACATCGTGTCGCCGGTGGACAGGCCGATCAGCGTGTCGGGCGTGCGGCGAGTGTAGAAGTGCTCGGCGACCCGGATGTACTCTCGCTCGATCCAGTTGCCGATGTCGTCACCGTTACCCATCATCGGAAAGTTCGCTCCGTCGTCCGCGTCCGGATAGAGCTGACGGAACTTCGCCTTCGGCATCAGGTCGGTGACGATCGTGTTCTCGGCATCGGACCCATCGATAGCGAACCCGTCCTGGTAGACCGAGAACGGGTTGTCGATCGGCTCGATGCCGATCTCCTGGTCGAACGAGTTGTCGCGGCAGTACCGGGTCACCACGCGCCAGTAGCCCCAGCCGCCGCGGATGCCGGCCTCGTAGGCGGTGTCGAATGCGGTGTCGGCGTGGCTGTGCGACTGGATGTTGCGCAGCATGCCGCTGATCACCTTTGCGGTGCCGCGGCTTGCCCGGCCGTCAGCGGCCTGGGCGCGGATGCGCGGGCGCTGCTGACGCTGGTTGTTGCAGACCCGGCGGATGTAAGCGCCCAGCCGGTTGTTCGTGATCATCGGTCGGTTCTCGACGGTGCGCTGGGCCTGCACGTAGTCTGGCCACTGGTCGCCGTAGCTGAACCGCATATCGTCCTTCGCCATGATGCGGTTGGTCGACTCAATGTCGGACTGCGAGCGCAGGAACTCGCGCGCTGCGACGATGCGCCGGTCGCCGCTGGGCATCTGCTGCATTTCGGAGGCCATCGTCAGTTCCTCGTGGGGTGATAGAAGTTGCGCAGGTCGCTTGCGCGATCGGTCATCCGCTGCGCGGCCGATTCCAATACCGCGCGCGGGTGCTTCGGCCGGCGCTGCTCGTCGCGCTCGCTGGCCATGCGGTGGAACTCGCTCCACGCGTTCCAGAACTCGCGCAGCAGGAACAGCTCGCTGGCCATGCCGGAGGGGATCGCGGGCAGCATCGGGGAGGGGAGAGGGTTGTTCATTCGATTTCCCGTACGAATGCGCCGATCGACACGAACGTCGTGCGGTCGTCGCCAGCCAACTCGATCTCGCCACACGCCAACTCGGGCTCGAAGTCGTTGGCGGCCGCACGGTCAGAGCACTTCGGCCCGATGCGCTGGCCACTCATCCATCCGTCCAGCGGAACGACCCACGTCTGCGGCAGCGCCTGCGGAAGCGGTGCCGCTTCAGATCGCGCTTCAGATCGCGCTTCAGCTTTGGCCTGCGCTCGCCGCCGCTTTGCTTCCGCTTGCGCTCGATCGGTCGCGTCGCGTCGTGCCTGTTGCTGGGCGGTTCGGATCGCTCGATGTGCCTGCCGAGCGGCCTCGTTCGCTGCCCGGGCCACTACTTGTTGCCGTCGGGCTTGAATGTGGGCGCGTAGCCACTGCTCGTACGCATCTGTGGGCGTGAAGCCTGCGGAGGAGCCGCACAGCCAGTAGCCGTAAACGCTGCGACGCAACCGGGGCTTCACGACATCCATCCGAGCGATTGACCGCCGGCGTCGGCCACCTTCTTCTGCGCCTTGCGCGGGCCGGCGATGATCCCCGGGAAAAGCGCCGCCAGCGCCCATATCAGCGCATCGGCGCGGTTGGGCGAGCCCTGGCCGGTGTAGCCGAAGGCGCTGAAGGCGATGAGCTCATCCTCGAGCTTCGACAGCACGCCCACGTGCCGCACCTTGCCCTGGTCGTACAGTGGGGCGAACGGTTCGGCGCGTACCGCCTTGCCGCGGCTCGCCGTGACCTTGATAAACGGCGTGCGCGGCCGCGCGGCCTGCACAACGAAGCGCACCATGTCGCCGCCAAAGTTGATCTCGCCGATCACCGCATCGGCCTCGTGCCGGTCGAACGCGACGCCGACCAAGTTGCCCCACACCTTCGGGCCCGCCTTGCACGACAGGTCCTCGAGCACGTAGGCGTTGCCGTCGATCCCCAGGCCCGCGACGATGATGCCGATCTCGTCGTTGTCGGCGTTGTCCTCGTCGCCCGCGCCCGACGGGTCGACTGCTACGACGACCCGCACCATCTGCGGCAGCTCGCCCTCATGCCGCCATTTGTCGATGTCGGCCTCGGAATAGAGCGCATTCGGGTTCTCGTCGGCATACTCGCCCAAGAGGAACCGGCGCTGCAGCCGCGGCGACAGGCCTTTCAACGTGTCGATGTAGCCGGCCGGCAAGTTGATCTGGTTGTCGCCCGGGTTGATCTGCAGGTAGGCATAGTTGCCTGGATCGGGCAATGGTGCGCGCGTCTCGGGATCGATCTTCCGGTGGAACACCAGGAAGGTCCAATGCCCCTTCGACGGCGGGTTGCAGTCGTACAGCATCAGATGGCGCAGCGGACGCTGGGCGAGTTTCTCGATGTCGATCAGCGCCACCTGCGCCAGACGCGTGACCGCGATGTCCCGTGAGCCCTTCGGGATCTGGCTGGCCTCATTGAGGTAGATCGTCGCGAACTCCATGCCGAGGATCTTCTCGGTACGCTCTTTGTCGTCCAGGCCGGCGATCCAGATCTCGGCGCCGTTGGGCAGCGTGTACTTCCAGTCCCGCTGATCGAGCTCATAGCCGACACCCGGGAAGCACTGCCGCATCACCTTGGGGAACGTGTCGCCGATGATCGACGCCTTGGCATGGATGAACCGGAACCGCGCGATCAGGTGGCGGCTGTAGGGCGCGGCCAGTGCCCGCACGACGATCGCGCGCACGGCCAGGAACGTCTTGCCGCTGCGGGAGCCGCCCTCGAGCAGGATGTGCTGAGGGCCGGAGCCGATCAGTGCCACTGCCTCACGCTGCTTCGTGGTCAGCGCGAAAGGGCGATGGACAGCGGGGTCGGCGACGGCAGCCATCAGAGCACCTGCGCGTCCTCGGGCAGCAGCGACACGCGGAAGCTGTTGCCGCCCAGGTTGCCGAGCTCCACCGCCTTGATGTCGTACCACTCGCCGCGCTTGCGGTTCTTCAGCCAGAACATGCAGGCGACCGAGTCCGGCGGGTACTGGCGCAGCACTTCCGTCTGCACCGTGCGGCCCTTGATCAGCCGGCCGTCCTTTCCGACCCGATCGGGCATCTGGTGAATCACCACCTCGGGCGCGACGTAGCCGACCGCGCGCTGGTACAGCGACCGCTCGACCCGGGCATCCGGCTCGGCCTTGCCGAGCTTCACGGCGCGAGCGAGCTCCGGATGCTCGGCACGCCAGTTCCAGTACGTACGCAGGCTCACGCCGAGGCAGTCGGCGATCTCGGCGTCGATCGCCCCGAGTCGGGCCACCTTGCGGGCCAGCTCGAGGTGCGCCGGCGTGAACGCGATCTTCCTGCGCGGCATGGTTCAGTGCTGCAGACCGGGCGGCGGCCGATCGTCGTGGCTGACGTTGGTCGGCACCAGGCGGAACATGCCGAACCAGTTCGCGGGCCCAGCGGGCGGGCCCATCTCGCACAGCAGCATCGCAGAGCCGCAGTCGCGGTTTGTGCAGCCGCAGGGCATCACGCGGACTGTTACGCTGAGCTGCAGCTCTTTCGGATGCGCGGCGGCCATCTGTGTGACGGCGCGAAGGATCGCCTTCTGTCGGTCGTCGATCGAGCCGTCGTACAGGATGGTGGCGATCTGATCGAGTTCAATCTTGGGCAGGTCGACGGTGTCGAGACTGACGTGCTGGGGCTTCACGGCTGGGCTCCCTTGCGGCGGCGGCGCTGCGGGGGCGGCCCCATCAGCGCCGAAGGGTTCTTGGTGGCTGCCAGCACCTGCTGCGGGGTCAGCTCTCCGCGGCCCGGGAATTCCTGCACGGCCCCGGCCGGTCGCTCTTCCTCCCCGCTATCCGGCTTCGCGGGGCAGTTCTCGGCGGGGGGTATCCCTGCCGGCTCAGATTGCGGTGGCGGCTGCTCGAGCTGGCGACGCGCCCAGGTCGGCAGCGCATGCGGCTCGGGCGCCTTCGGGTCGATGAAGCGGCTGCGTGGCCGCTCGGCGTCCTGCGCGAGCTCCGCCTGCTGCAGCGCTGCGCGCTGGCGACGATGGAGCATCCGCTCGCGCTCACGCGGAGAGGGCACGGGCAGGCCCTGGCGGCGCAGCTCATCGTCGGAGAGGTCAAGCTGCTCGGGCGTCAGCGCGGCAGCGAACGTGGGGTCGGTCATGATTCGGCTGCTCTCTCTTTTGCCATGGTCTGGCGGATGGCTCTGGCGAACGGCACCAAGTACGCGTCTGATACCTCGTCCAGGCTGCGATAGAGGTCGCCGGCCGGGATGAGCCAGTTGACGCAGAGGTTGCGGGGAACAGACTCCGACCCCTCGTCGTGGCGCACCGAGCTCCATTCGTCGACGCTGGTCGGTGCAGCATCGGGATGACGAGCCACCAGCTCGACAACGCCGCGGACGAAGTGGCGCTTCACCACGAGCAGCCCATCGATGCCCGGCATCAGCCGCATCAGTTCACGGCAGAGCACGTACGTGGTCAGGACGTATCGCGATTCATTGCCCATCACCCCAACCACATCACCCTGCTGGATCAGCCATACCGGCCCGCCGCGCGTGTCGACCTGCTGGTAGGACCACTCACCGAAGCGGATGCGATCACCGGGCTGCACGGCCATCGGCACGAACGTGCGCGAGCGTTGGCCGCTGACCTTGTCGATGACCGGATAGTCGCCGGGCCCGCAGGCCAGCACCGTGCCGGTGTGCGCGATCTGCTCGCGGCTGGACACGATGCGGTTCGCTGCGGGCACGTGCAGCAGCGGATGCAACGACGCGTCGGGTCGGACCGCGATCCAGTCGCGCAGGGGATGGACGAAGGCGACGCGGGTCATCGGCGCACGATTCGGTTGAGGCCCGGTACCGGCCGCAGCAGATCAGGCAGCCTCTCGATGTCCGCAATCGTTGCGCCGAACGAATCGGCCAACGCCTGCAGCGCTCCCTGTCGATGCTGGTGTCTCTCATCGGCGCTGTCGTACGCATTCAGCCGATACGAGACATGGCGATGCACGGCCTCGCCAATCACATCGATGCGGCGCACGAACTGATCACCCGAAATGTCGTACCCCTCGATCTCACGGATGCAGGCGCCCTGCAGCGCCACGATCGCGAGCGCCTGTCGCGTGATGTCAGGGATACCAGCCGGCGCGATGCGCGTTGGCCGGGCGATCCGCATCAGCGTCTCGGCCTTCGCCACGAACGGCGCCGCCACCAGCAGGCCGGCGGCGGTCTTCAGCCAGTTGCGTCTGGTCAGGTTCACGATTCGGCCTTGTTGTGGTGTGCACTTTCCATGTCAGCATCCGGTGACGGGCGGATCACGTAGACGCTCGGCTCCGGCTCCCGATCGAGCAACTGCGCGCCGCGAAAGAACGCCAGCACCAGCAGCAGGACGACGATCCACAGCGGCGCCACCAGCGCGACCACGATCCAGGTGTCCATCGATTCGCTCCTCAGCGCGTCAGGCCCATGCCGATCAGCACGATCAGCATCAGCACGATCAGCAGGTGGTCGGTCCAGCTCATGGGAATGCGCACTCCTCGGTGTCGATGGCTCGACGGATCTCCGGCAGCTCGAGGTCAAGCCCCGGTTGAATTGGCTCGGGGCACCACGGGCGCACGGCGACGACGACGCGGGCCGGGTGCTGATCCGGAATCGCACGCGTGCCGGTGATGCGTTGGATCCACCGGTCGTCGTCGAACAGCACGCCCTTCAACGCGTCGACCAGTACCTTCGTCGCGTTGTCCAGATCGATGCATTGCACGCTGTACTGCCACCCGTTCGGGTCCCGCTTGGCACGAGACGCCCAGTCCAGCGGGCGGTGCGGAAACAGCGTGTAGGCGATCTCGAACGGGCCCTCGACCTTCGCCATGCCCGCGAGCATCAGGCGGCGTGCGACATCACCCTTGAAGTGGGTCGCCTCTTCGGAGATGTACGTCGACACGAACGCCGGCCGGCCCTTCGGCGCCACGATGCGCGTGCGCCAGTACCTGTTCGCTGACGGTGGGTACGGCAGCACCAGGAACGTCGGCGCGGTCATTCGTCGTCCTCCCCGGGCACCCGCTCGGGCGCCGTGTCGCGTCGCACTCGCGTCCGCAGATCGAGCGCGGCCTGCGACGGGCCGGGCGCTTCGTCGATCGGCCGGCCGTCGGCCAGTCGATTGCGCAGGCGCAGCGTCACCTCATCGGCCGTCATGTCGGGCGAGCGGAACTTATGCCAACGGCACTCCCAGGGACCGGCACCCAGCGTGCTGTCGCTGATCGTGCCGGGCATCGGACAGCCGGCCACCCAGCACGCAAGCGGCGGCCGCGATGCGAGTTCCGGTACCGCCGTCGGTGCCGATGCGCCACCGCTGACAGCACCCGTGACCTCGCGCGCGGCGTCGCTGAAACGCTTCATGCTGCGTCCTGCCGCAGGTGCCGCAGCTTCGCCGCGATGCGTTGGCGATACGCCGGATATTCCTCGCCAGCGTTCGGCCGCAGGCCCAGCACCCGCCCGAGCTGGTCGCACTGCTGGTCATCGGACCGCCAGGCCGGGAACGGCGCGTCGGGCCCGGCACGGCCGGCGTTGCGCACGATCCGGTCGAGGTAGGCCGCCCCGATCGGCTGGCGCGAGCCGTTGCGATAGCCCTTGGCCTCCTCGACGGCGTTGATGAGCTGCTCGTCGGTGATGCCCTCGTCGGCCCAGCGGCGCAGCGTCGAATCCGAGGTGGGGATCGACACCCCGAGCTGCCTCAGTCCATCCGAAATTTCCTTCGAACGACCGCCGCCGCCGTCGGGCGGTCTGGCCGCCATGGCGTTGGAGGTATTTTCGGCGGTGACCGAAGATGAAGTTGAAGATGCAGATGCAGAAGAAGGGGGGGGTTTCAAGGGGGGTTTTGAATCCCCCGTTGTTTCATCGGAGGGGGGTTTTGAATCCCCCCTCGGTTTTCTCGGCCTACCCCCCTTCCGACCGTGATCTGCGCCCTTCGACCCGTGTTCGGAACCCGCCTTGCCCCCCTCCGCTCGTGCATCGCGCAAGGCCTCATCGCGCACCATTCGGCGGGAAAAGATCGTGCCATCGCCGTTGCGGCTGAAGACGCCGTTTGCTTCCAACTCGGCGAGCCAACCGCGAACATCCTTGGCCGTGGCTCGGCCGCCGATCATGCCCGCGAGCTGATCGGGTCCGATCGCGTTGCCATTCAGCAGCAGATGACCGTACGGCTCGGCCTGGTGCATGAGGCACATCATTTCAATCCAGCAACCCCGCGCACCAACGCTGCACGCTCGCAGCGCGATGTCGCTCTGCCAGTTGCCCGGATAGAACTGGAAGGCGGGGCGTTTCATTCACCACTGCCCCTCACAGCCATTCCATGTGCTCGTTGGCGAGCCAGAACGTGCGCACCGAGCAGCCCTGCGGCACCTGGTCGAGCTCGACACGGACGAACGGCATCCGCGGGTCGCGCTCGATGACGCGCCCGTGCAGGCCGATGAAGGGTCGGTACTGCGCGGCGACGATGCGCACGCGCTCGGGTTCGGGGGACTGATGCATTTCCTCGGGATCGTCTGGCTGATCGCCGGCCGCTGCGGACCGGTCCGTGGCAACGCGGTTCGGCCCTTACGGGGGGCGCAGCGTCGGCATCACCGCGGCGAGCTGTTGCAGCAGCGATTCGGCCGCCGCCACGGCGCCGGCGCGCCGAGCCTCATCGGATCGCAGGTACTTCGCCGCGAGGTATTCGATGACGCTCACATCGCCGGTGGCATCGATGAACCGCTCGAGGTCGTCCAGCGTGAAGCGACGCGGATCATCCGGATCCTGGGTCAGCTTGCGCGACAGGGCCGACTGGCTCATGTCCATGTCAGCCGCGATCGTTTTGATCGGCTTCGGATGGGCATAGGCCACTCGGCGCACGACATCCATCGCTGACGGGTGGCGCTCGACCAGGCCCGCCTCGAACGTCAGCGTGAGCTGGGCCGGGGCAACTACCGACATGACGTGTTTACTGTTCATGACGGTACCGAGCGGGGCTTGCCGGGCGACAGTTCGGCCATGTCATCGAACCCCGATCACCAGCAGCGAGACGGCGCCGATGCCGGCTGCGACCTGCGCAGCACCGATCAGGCGCGCCAGCGCGAACATGTTCGCCAGCTCGGCGCCTTGCCGGATCGGGTTGGCGTAGACGATGAACACGCCCAGCACGATGCAGCCGATTCCCACCAGCATCTACCGGCCCTCCGTCATGGCGGGCATCCCCCAAGCGGTACGATGGAAGTTCCACCCACCACCTTCCCGCAAGGGGGAGCCCATGAGCTTGGAATTCGCGGCAGTGGCCGCGCTCGCCGGCCAATTGAGCGGCGCCATGTCGATCCTGCGCACGATGGTCGACATGCGCGACGGCGCGAAGCTGTTAGAGGCAACGAACGCGCTGCAACTGAAGATCGCCGAGGCCGCCACGTCACTGACCTCCGTCACGCTTCAGAACACCGAGCTGGCTGCAGCGAATCGAGAACTTCGAGAGCAACTGAACCAGGCCGAAGATCGGCTGAAGGACGCGAGTCACTACGCGCTTACGACGCTGCCCAGCGGCACGCTGGTGTACGCCTACCAACCATCGGGCGAGAGCGACAAGCCGGCGCATTACGCCTGCACACGCTGTTGGGATGCGGATCGCAAGAAGGTCGTACTGCAGCCGGGCCGCACCACGCTGGACTGCCGCCAGTGCAACGCCCAATATCGCGTGCAGCCGCGCACCGATCCGCCGAAGGGGAGTGGCAGTGGCCGGCCGCTGAACTGGATGGGCTGAGCTGCGCATCACCGCCCCCCTGCTACAGCGGGCTCGGCGGGGGAGGGAAGCTGCTGCAGCTTGCCCAGGCGAAGCGCTGCGCCGGTGATCTCGTCGATCTGCCGCTGCGTCAGATCGTCTGGCCACTGAGCGACCGCCGCGCGCGAAATGCCGAGCGCGCGCGCCAAGCCCGCCTGGGAGTCGAACATCCGGATCGCGTCGGTTTTCGTCATGACAGCGTTTAGTATGCTTGACGAAAATGCGCTTAGCAAGCGAGACGCAAAGTTCGTTAGCCTGCTTAACGTGGCTACGACACTTCCCGAACGGCTGAAAGAGGCAATGGCGCGCGCTGAAATCTCGGCCGCTGACCTGGCGCGGCGCATTGGCGTAACCCGTGCAACCGTCTCGTTCTGGCTTACCGGGGCCACCAAGCGCATCGAGGGCGAGAACTTGACGAGAACGGCGCGGGAGTTGCGCTGCCATGCCGCTTGGCTGGCCGAGGGGCGGCCGCCGAAGTGGATCGACGAGCCCCCGACTGAACAGGTTGGTGCTCAGGTAATCCCGATGCAGGCATCACGCCGTCGGGAGTGGCCGTTTCGGGCCGACCGTGAGCTGTGGGATCAGTTGACCCGAGCGAACCAGAAAGCGCTGGACGGCGTAGTCACCGATTTTCTGACGCGGAACGCTCGAAAAGGGGGCCGCCCAATCCGCGCAAGCGAAAAACCCCGGTCCAAGGCGTCGTGATACGCCTCAGCGACTATCTCCGGTGCGATTCGGGCCTGTTCTGGGGACTCCATGATGGACGTGCGCAACCAAATTCTGAATACCCCAAACGAAGGATCAGTCCAGGGGTGGCTGCGCTGCGCCGTCGTTTCATTGGCGGTCACGTCAGCCGGCTGCGCGTACAGCATCGCCGATATCGATGTAACGAAATCCGAGCCGGCGTGCGCGCGACAGTGCACGGCGACCTATTCGACCTGCGTGTCGAGCGGCCCGTCGATCGGCATGAAGACCGAGACGCTGCGAGCCTGTCGAGAGGGGTACGCGGCCTGTATCCAGACCTGTCCACCGCGCTGATTGCTGCGAACCGCCCGCTCCGGCGGGCTTTTTTCACGGCAATCTGTTTAGTGTGCTTGACGATGTAGTTTGTTAAGCATACTATCTTCTCCATCGCCCCCCGAAACCCGCATCCGCGGAGGGGCGCTGGAGAGCGAAGGTGAACGTCAAGCAGGCATCCAAGCAAGCGGCCCAGGCGAGCAAGGCGGGCGGCGCGTGCTTCGTCGTGTACGTGTTCGATCAGGGTCGGGACGTCTTCAACGCCGAGCAGTGCCGGCGCTACGCCCCGCTGATCCACATCGAAGCCGCGTTCGTCGGGGGCGTGCAGGTCGCTGACGCGACGGCGGCGTTGGTGCTGTGATGGCCGCCGCCACCTGGTCCCCCTGCGATCCGCCGCTGGTCGAGTACGACCCGATCGCCGAAGCCGCCGAGGAAGATTTCCAGGGCGACGTGCAGGCGCGGATCGATGCGCTGCGGCCGATCGATCTCGCCGACATGGTGATCGATGGCGACGAGGTCACGAACGCCGTCGACCTGGCCGCCCGCCGGATCCTCGGGCGGGCGATCCGCGCGGCCCAGGCGGCGCGCACGTATTCCAGCGCGGTGCTGAGCGACGACGAGCTCACGCTGGTCGCGTTCGTCCGCGAGACGGTCGAGGCGGAGGTGCGCAATGGCTGAGCACACGCCGCCGTGGCTCGGCGAATCCGAGCGAGCGCAGGAACGGGCGCTGTTCGAGAACGCGATGTGCACGTCGCGACCGCAGATCGACCTGCGTCGACACCCGGGGGATTACTACGTCTCCGATCGGACGATGGAGATGTGGCGCGGCTGGCAAGCGCGCGCTGCAGTTGCCAGGGGCAAGCCTGACATGCTGGACATCCTCCAGACGATCGAACTTGGCCTCCGGCGCGGCTACAGCGCAGCCGAACTGCTCGACGAGAACAGCCCCGTGCGCGATCGCATTCGCGCAGCGATCGCGAAGGCCACCGGAGAGTCGTGATGTCGGGCGGGTCAATGAGCTATATCTATCGGCACGTCGCCGATATCCGATTCCCGGCCGACACGCCGGAGCGCCGCGCATTCCTCGCGCATCTGCAGCTCGTGTCGGCTGCGCTGCACGACATCGAATGGGTCGATAGCGCCGACTACGGCCCGGGCGATGAGAACGCCGCAATCCGCGCCTGCATCGGCGACGGCCCGGTGCTGGATGCAGCGATCGATCGGGCGCACGAAGCGGCGAAGGAACTGCGCGCAGAGCTTGAGCGCGCGTGCGGGAGGCAGCCATGACCGAGCATCCGGCCGTCTTCACGGCCCACACTGTGCAGGGGCCGGTTCACGTCTGCGTGGGGCACGCGCAGAAGCTTGAGCACGTCATGCGAGCCATGGGCGTGCGCGTCACGTTTACGGCCGCCCCGGACGAGGCGCAGTGCTCGAACTGCGAGCACGAGGCAAAGCGCGCGACCGCGCAGGCCGGAGGCCGCAATGTTTGACCATGCCATCGAGTGGTGCAACAGCCTGACGCGCTCGTACGAACGCGCAAAGCAGCGATCACGCGAGATCGGCTACGAAGCCGGCGGCGATGAGTACGAAGATCTGCTGACCCTGCGGGCGCTCCTGCATGGCCACATCATCATCTACCGCGAGCAGATTGCCGAGCGCTGCGCGCCTTGGTTCGAGGTCACGCGATGAGCCGCGCCCCGATCATCATCGGCCGCTACCACAGCGCCCCGCCGCGCCGCGTCCTGCGCTCGCTCAACCAGGGCTACCAGGGCGACTGGCAGTCGTGGGCCGGCACGCCGCGCCAGATGCGGCGGCTCGCAGCCGCTGAGCGCAGCCCCGAATCCCGCTGGTGGTTCAGCCACGTGATCGCCGCCTGCGCCGGCGCGGCCGTCGTGCTGCTGCTGGTATCCCTCAACCATCCCCTGTGAGCCTCGAATGAACGACCTGGTTCCGGCCGTTGGCCTGTCCGATGACGAAATGATCGACGTGCTCGGCGCGTCGGTCTATCCCGGCGCGCTGCCTGCGTCGATCCGCATGGTGCTCGGGTGGTGCAAGGCGTCGGGCAAGGATCCGCTGAAGAAGCCCGTACACATCGTGCCGATGAGCGTCAAGGTCGCGGGTCGCAAGAAGGGCGAGGAGTACGAATGGCGCGACGTGCTGATGCAGGGCATCAACGACTATCGCACCGACGCCGCGCGCACCGGCCAGCACGTCGGCAACCTGCCCGCGCAGTTCGGCCCGGTGCTGGAGCTCGAATACCGCGCCGAGGTGTGGAGCGATGGGGAGAACGGTCGGCGTGTCAAGAACGTCGTGCCGCGCGTGCTGCGCTATCCCGAGTGGTGCGAATTCACCGTGCTGCGCTGGGTGCACGGCGAGGCGCGGGCCTTCTCATCGGGCCGGGTGTGGTTCATGGAGGCGTACGCTACCGCCGGCCGCGACAGCGACGCGCCGAATGCGATGTGGGCGAAGCGCCCGTTTGGCCAGCTCGAGAAGTGCGCCGAGGCGCTGGCGCTGCGCCGCGGCTTCCCGGAGGTGGGCTCGGTGCCGACGTCGGACGAGCTCGCAGGCCGCACGACGCTGGAGCTGGATCCGGACGGCATGGTGGTTGATGCTGCGACCGGCGAGATCGTCGGCCAGGCCGGCGGCGCGCCGGCGCCGGCCTCCGGTATCAAGATGCCGCAGGCGCGCAGCGCGAAGGCGCTGACCGATGATCCGTCGCCGACGCTGCAGCAGCAGCCGGTGCGCCAGGCCGAAACGATCGGGGCGAAGCCCGAGACGAATAGCGCGCAGCGTGAAACGCGCAATGATCCGCGGCCCGGCTTCGCCACCGAGGGTGAGCGCGCGTTCATCAAGCGCAAGCTGGCCGAGCTCGGCCTGTCGATCGAGGCGGCGTGCGAAGAGGTCGGCATCACGAAGTTCGAGGAGCTGACGGCCGACGGTTTCGTGACGCTGAAAGAGTACATCGTCGGCGCGGGAGCTCGCTCATGAACCGCCGCAAGGGGCCGGTGTACTTGGTCGATCAGGCGACCGGCTGTTGGGTATGGCAAGGCGCCAGGACGACCGCCGGTTATGCTCACCAGAGAGTCGGCGGGGTTGCCCAGTATGGACACCGCGCGTTCTACGAAGCCGCGAAGGGGCCGATTCCCGCGGGCCTTGTTCTGGACCACCTGTGCCGGAATCGCGCTTGCGTGAACCCGGGCCACCTCGAGGCGGTGACTCCACGCGTGAATTCGCTTCGCGGCGCTAAGACTGTCGTGCCGGCTGAAACAGTCGCCGCAATTCGCAAGGCGGTGTTCGCTGGAGAACTGACGGCAAGAGTCGCCGCCCGGTACGAAGTGAAGCCGAGCTATGTCGCGTCCGTCGCGCGCGGCCAGCGACGTGCAGATGCCGAAGGACCGACGGCGCCGTCGATGATTCGCAAGGGCTATCGCCCGTCGAAGGTCTCGTCCGAGATGATCCTGAGCATCCGGGCATTGCGCGCCGAGGGTGTTCGAAACTGCGATATCGCGCGTCGGTTCGGGCTATCGACCTCGTATGCCTCACAACTCGGTACAGGGGCGCTCGATGATCATTGAAGGGCTGACTCTGGAGCCGATCGAGCACGTCTACACCTACCAGGGCGAGCGCGTGCCGAGCGTCACGCAGGTGCTCGACGTCATCGACGAGACGTGGCGGGTCGACCCGCTGGTGCTGCGCGCCGCCGCCGAGCGCGGCGTGGCCGTGCACCGGGCGACCGAGCTCGACGATATGGGCGACCTGGACATCGATGACCTCGATCCGGTGCTGCTGCCGTACCTGCAGGCGTGGCGGCGGTTCCGGTCGGACATGGGGTTCACGGTGCTGCACAGCGAGTCGCGTGTCTGGCACGACGGCATGCGCTACGCCGGCACGCTCGACCGGGTCGGGACGTTCGGCAATCTGGCGGCGTCGACCAAGCGCCGGCCCGCGCGGATGCTGCATCTGCTGGACATCAAGAGCGGCACCGTCTGGCCGAGCCACGGCCCGCAGACGGCAGCCTATGCCGAGGCGTTCCAGCGCCTGACCGGCGAGAAGATCGCCGACCGCTGGTGCGTCTATCTCCGGCCCGACGGCCAGTACCGGCTGGAGCGCCAGGAGCACCCGGGCGACTGGGCCACGTTCATCGCCTGCCTGTCCATCCGGCAGTTCCGCGCCCGCACGGCGCCGGGGTTGCCGCTGATCGCCCACGACTACACCGAAGGGATGCCCCGATGACCGACACCACGATCGACACGCCGATCGCCGTGACCGTGCGGCTGCCGCACAGCGAATCGCTGATGGCGCCGGCGCAGCGGGCGCTCGCCAGTGCCCGGGCATTCGTGATCGACAGCCCGGCGCTGTTCGAGGAGGCCGGCATCGACCTGCAGGCAATCGAGCGGCGCCGCCGCGACCTGGACACGCTGCGCAAGCAGCTCGTGGAGCCGTTCAACGCCGCGGTGAAGAGCGCGAATGCGTTGTTCCGGGAGCCGATCGACACCTACGAAGAGGCCTCGGCGGCACTGCGCCGCGCGATGCTCAGCTACCAGCAGGCCGAGCAGCGGCGAGCCGAGGAAGCCCGGCGGGCCGCGGAGGCTGCGGCGGCCGCCGAGCGTCAGCGCCTGGCCGAAGAAGCCGCGGCCGCCCAGGCAAAGGCTGATGCCGAGGCGGCTGAGCTGCGGGAGAAAGCCGCGGCAGCCGCGGCGGCCGGCAAAATCGCCCAGGCCGCACGGCTGGAAACCCGCGCGGACTCGCGCGAGCAGTCCGGCGCTGCGGCGGCGGCGGCGGCCACGATGCAGGCTCAGGCGGTGATCGCCGCGGTCGCGCCGGTGGCGGCCGCGCCAAAGGCCGCCGGCATCGCGACGACGAAGCGCTGGACGGCCGAAGTCGTCGACAAGGCCGCGCTGATCCAGCACGTCGCGGCGAACCCGCACCTGCTTGCGTTCCTCGATGTCAACGAACAGGCGCTGCGCCAGTTTGCGACCGCCACGCGCGGCGCGGCCGAACTGCCGGGCGTGCGGATCCACCAGGCCGAATCGCTGGCCGTTCGTCGACGGTAGGAGGTCGTTCATGCCCGCGATGTCGATCTTCCTGAACGGCGATGGAGCTTGGCCGGACTTCGATGCAGCCAAAGCGTTGCGCGGCGAGATCGTCGCTGTCGCGCGGCTGCAGGGAGGGATGGTTTCCGGAAGCTCATCGATCGGCCTGCGCATCCGGCTCGACAACGGCCGCGAGGTGTTCGCTGAGACGTCGATGGCTCTGTTCCTCGCCGCTGCGCGTGCCTTCGCCGCCGCCGAGCAAGGGGCGGAGGAAGCGCTGCGCGCGCAGCGCACCACGCCGAACTGACTCCACCTTTACACCACCTGGAAAGACCACCCATGGATACGACTACGGCTGCCGTCCCCTCGTTCTACACCGGCCCGCTCACGATGGCGCCGGTCGAGTCCTCGCAGATCGCGGCGATCGGCTACGACTCTGCGTCGCGCACGCTCGGCATCACGTTCAAGCAGGGCGGGCACTACCGCTATGAGAACGTGGGATCCGATGATTTCGAAGCGCTCCGCCTCGCGCCGTCGCTCGGCCGGCACTTCGACAAGTTCATCCGCGGCCGCTTCAGCTACCAGCGCGTCCAGAACCCGCCGGCGGGCGACGCCGACGTCGCGGGCGCGCTCGAGCATCTGACGCGCGCGCTGCAGTCGACCAGCGACCAGATCATGCGCAGCGAGGTCCGTGCGGCGATGGCGTCGCTGGGTGCGAGCTGATCAATGGGGCTGCGGCCGGTGTGGCCGCACATCGGGGATCGTCGACCACCTTCCGCCGATCCCTCGGCTCGCAGCCCCGCCCACTTCCGCTTTTTCCACCGCCACCGAGGACCACATGCGCGAGATCACCAGCCACCGGGTCAACTCGGCCAACGACACGCTGACCATCACGGTTCTCGATGAACCGGGTTCCGGCGGCGCCAATCATCAGTACCGCATCACCAGCAGCGATCCGTCGTTCCACGTGCCGACAGAGATCTGCTTTCAGAACGGCCCGATCGCCGAGGCTGGCATCAACGGCCTCACGCACGAGGCGCTGCTGGCGATCGTGATCGACCGGCTGCAGGCGTTCCAGCGCGGCCCGTTCGCCTGCCGCGAGAACGCGCTGGCGCTCACGAAACTGGAGGAGGCGCAGCACTGGCTGCACCACCGCACCCGCGCGCGCATGACGCGCGGGGTCGAAGGCACGCATACGGTCTGACGCCATGTTCCAGACCATCAGCCACCCGGCCCACATCGAGGGCCTGAAAGACTTCATCGACAACAAGGGAGAGAAGGACGTCGGGCTCGGCATCCAGTTGTCAATGACCTTCGGTCCCGAGGTCCTGGATCAGTTCGAGCCGAAGCTGCGCGAGGCGCTGTACCGGGCCGCGGATGCGATCAGCGCGCAGCGGGCCGGCGAGAACGGCGAGCCCGCCAACGCCCCAGTGCGCCGGTTCTCGGCATTGAAGAAAGTGAGTTGGGGCAACACGATGGTCGGCGCGCGCGTGGAGATCTTCTCCAACGACCTGCTGGGCGACGATCACCTGGTGCTCGCTGACTGCACGCTCGACCGCTTCAAGTTCGAGCTGATGGAGCGCTCGGTCGAAGTGCGATTCCGGCTCAAGGCGCATCCGGATGCCGAGGGCGTCGGGTCGCTCTACGAGTCGCGCACCAGCACGATCGAGGTGACGATCACGCCGCCGGAGGCCGCGACGTACGAAGCGCAGCCGGAGACGGATCCGCGCCAGCGCGACCTGGTCAGCGACGACGACGATGACGACCTCGAGGGCGACGACCCGGACACGATCCCGGTGACCGCGCCGGCGAAGCGCGGCCGCAAGGGCGGCGGTGCGAAGAAGTCCGGGAAGAAGCCGGCGGCGAAGAAGCGCACCAGCCGGGCATTCGCGGGCGCGGCGCTCGATGGCACCGGGGACACCGACCCGTTCGCGGCGCCGTCCGGAGGGCCGCTGCAATGAGCGCGGACAACACGCTCGGCACCGGGCCGATCGAGCTGGCCTATGCCGTGAAGATGAAGGCACTCGCCCGCGATCTGGATCGGATCTTCAATGGCGACCAACAGGGCGACGACCGGACAACCGGCTTCGTGTTGCTGATATTCCCGTTCGGTGAGGCGCCGGGTCGCTGCAACTACATCAGCAACGCCGAGCGCGATGACGTGATCGCGCTGCTGCGCCAACAGCTCGCGTACTTCGAGGACATGCCGGAGGGGTCAGTCGGAGGGCTGGCGCAGTGAAGCAGGTCAAGCGCAGCACCACCGACGAGATCTCGGCGCTGATGTCGGCTGCCGACCTCGCGCAGCTCGTGTTCGGCGACGCCTACGATCCGGGCTCGCGCGTGGAGATCCACGTCGAGCAGCACGGGCCGATGGGCCTGCAGCGCGGCAAGGTCGACAACTTGGCGTCGATCATGCCCGTGCAGTTCACGCGGCGCGAGCACGATGTGCCCGAGCGGGCGGCCAACGCGGCGGCGGAGGTGGTGCGGTGACCGTCTTCGTTGACGACATTCGATTCGTCACCGTTCTCTGCGGCGAGTGCGGTGTGCCATTCGCCATGACCGAAGAATTCCGAGCCGGGAAGTTGCGCGATCGCACGGTGTTCTATTGCCCGTCCGGACACCCGCGCGTCTACACCGGCAAGACTGAGGCGCAGAAGCTGCAGGAGCAACTCGATCGCGAGCGTCAGGTACGGGAAGCGGCCGAGCAGCGCGCCCTTCGTATGCAGGGCGAGCGCGACCAGGTCGCGAAGGCGCACAAGCGCATGCGCACGCGGGTCATGAACGGCGTGTGCCCATGCTGCAACCGGACGTTCCAGAACCTGTTGCGACACATGCAGACCGAGCACCAGGGCGAGCTGACGCTGCGCGCATTCCGCGAGGCATTCGGGATGACCCAGGGCGCGCTGGCGCAGGAGATCGGCGTGTTGCCGACGTATCTGTCGAACGCTGAGCGTGGCAAGTACGTGCCGCGACATGCTCAGTCGGCGATCGATGTGTGGATGGCAAAGCAGGAAGCGGCGCAGGAGGCGCGGCGGTGACGACCGTCCGTTGGACGCTGGTCGACGGCTCCGGGCCAGTCGCGGAGTTTCGCGAAGACGAGGCTGGCCCGTGGGTCAGCGCTATCGATCACCTGCGGGCGCAGGCTGAGGCGCACCGCCGGATCGCCGGCGTGGCTGCGATCGTGCGCAGACTCGTCGAGGTGATGCACCGCAGCGATGCCGAGCAGTTCAGCGATGAGCCCCCGGTGACCAGCGCGGAGTGGTTCGAGGCGATCGAGCAGGCCGAGGAGTTTCTAGCCGCCGCGCAGGAGTCCAAGCCGTGAGCGATACGCTGCGCGCCACGCGCCCCGATTACGCTAACGCCACCGGCATCTACGTCCGCGCCCTCGGCTTGGATAGCCGATGGGGCTCACACGACATCGCCGAGCTGGACGCGCCGTCGCTGCTGGCGTGGCTGCGGTCGCGTGGCGGCTCGAATCCGTGGGCGGAGAACGTCGTCGGCATCCTGCTGGGGCACGGGCACATCGCTGATAGCGCGGGGGCGCCGCGATGACGCCATCGGATTTCCATCCCGGCGACCATGTGCGCTACATCCCCGGCCACGCCCACGGCGATCGCCATCACCCGGACTGCGAGGACGGCGTTGTCAGCAGCACGAACGATCGGTACGTGTTCGTGAAGTTCAGCCTCCTGGCCTTGAACGGGCAGGCATGCGACTCAGCCGATCTGGTGAAGCTGATGCCGGCGGCCGATCTGACGCCGAGGGCGGCAGCATGACCGACCCCGCCGCCCTGCGGATGCTGGCCCAGGTTCAAGCGGAGATCGCGAAGATGCGCGAGGACAGGCCGCGACTCGCGGGCAACGAACGGACGCTCGCGCGATTGGACCGAAAGTTGGCCAAGGAGGAACGCCACCGCGACAAGCTGCTGACGATGCTGGGCATGCGGCTCGGCGATCCGCTGCCGGATGGCGTGTGGCTCGATGAACTGCGGGCACGCAAGCTGTGGCCGTTCCCGCCGGTGTCGCACTACCACGGCAAGGCGGCTGACGCGCGCTCGCGGCTCGGGCCCGGCGCGAAGGATCTGGCATGACCGACGCCGGCACCAAAGCTCGTTTGCGATACCAGGCCGCCATGGCGCAGATCGATGTCGGCGCGGTGCTGGCCCGCCGTTCGCGGCACTGGACGGTCGTCGCGGCCAGGCGCTGGTACACCAGCGTCGAACTGACGCTGCGCAGCGGCCGGCGCGAGATCCGGGCGCACGTGATGGTCGGCCACTATGGGCCGGATCTGGCGTGCGCTGGCCTGCGCGTTGTCTCGCCGCCCCCGACGCAGCGGGTGCTCGGCCTGCCGCTGGAAGCTGCGTGATGCCGATCCGCCCGGAGAACCGCGACCGCCGCGCCGGCCATTGGTGGACGATCGTCCACCAGAATCAGCAGCACCATGCAGCGACCGCGCGCCGCACGCGCCGGCAGGGGCTCGCGATCGGGGAGCTGTTCCCGTGAGCGAGCGGCCTGTCACGCCGCGCGAAGCCGCCGCGTTCCTCGGGGTCGCAATCCGGACCGTGTACGCTATCGCCGCGCCGCACGGCCCGCTGCCCTGCCTGCGATACGGCCGCTCGGTGCGATTCCATCGCGCGGATCTGGAGGAGTACCGGAACAGATGTCGATCCACTTCGACCGCGCCAAAGGCCGCTACCGCTGGCAATTCGACGCCACGATCGACGGACGCCGACACCGCGCTAGCAAGCTACTTCCAAAGGGCTGGTCAGAAAGCACCGCGAGGAGCTACGACCAGCGGCAAACAGCGAAGACCTACACTCGTCTTGCTGTCCAACAACCCCTGAAGCCAGGGGTTCCGTTGATCGCCGAGGCGATCCTGAAGTACCTGACCGAGCGCGTGCCGCACCTGAAGGACGGATCGAACATCAAGGCGAACCTGCGCCGGATGATGCCTTGGTACCACGGCAAGACGCTCGACCAGGCCGGCGAGGTCGCCCGAACCTATGCCCGCGAGGCACGTCGCGAGAAAAAGCGGCGTGATCCCGAGACGGGACGGATGGTCGATGACCCGCGCCCCCTGTCCAGCTCGGCGCTGTTCCAGCGGATCAAGGATTTCCGATCGGCGCTGAACTATGCGCGCGAGACGCATCGGATGGGCACCATCGAGTGGTGCAAGGAGGTGCGGCCGCCGCCGGCGCGGGACGAGCGGCACGTCTACTTGACGCGTCGCCAGGTGGTGCTGGCGGCCCGTGCGGTGAAGCTGCCGCAGATCGACAAGGCGCGGGCACGGACGGCTCAGAAGCGCGTCAGGAACGCGCTGGCCACCCGGGCGCTGCTGCTGCTGGTCTTCTACACCGGCTCCCGGCCGGGCGAGCTGTATCGCGGCGCGCCGGTCGAGAGCAAGGCGTTCGACATCGTGGATTCCAAGACCGGCGACATCATTCGAAAGTTCGTGCTGCCGGCGATGCGGCGGTACATGCGGCACTGGCCGATGCCGTGCGATTACAGCGTACTGTCGAAATACTGGCGGGAGGCACGGGGCGCGGTCGGGCTCGGGCACGCCCATCTGCACGACCTGCGGCACTCCACCGCCAGCGCGCTGATCAGTGACGGCGCGACGCTGGCCGAGGTCGGAGCAGTGCTTGATCAGAAGAGCGTGCAGACGACGAAGCGCTATGCGCACCTGTACGAAGGCCGGAAGATCGAGCTACTGCACCAGTTGGCCAAGCGCCGCGCCGGTGGTCGAAGCGGTGGGGGATTTTCTGCCTGAAGTGGGTGCATCCAGCGCACTCCGTGCACGGGGTACGTGACGTTAAGTGCCTGATTCTGCTGCTATCCATACGGCATCAGCGCCCTTCTAAGCCGTAGGTCGCAGGTTCGATCCCTGCCTGCCGTGCCAGCCTGCGGCCGCGTCTGCTAGAATCGCCGGTTCGTCGGTTGAACCGATGGTGGCTGTAGCTCAGCGGTAGAGTCCTGGATTGTGATTCCAGTTGTCGTGGGTTCGAATCCCATCAGCCACCCCATACGCCATCCCGGAAAATTGCAGCTAAATCAATAGCTTGCACGTCGAACCCCGGTCCCTGGGATGAATCAGTCCAGCCGGGCCATCTCCATGGCGTTGTGCTCTCCGTCCAGCCAGCGGGTGCAGGTGCTCAGCACCATGCCGACGGAGTGCCCCGGTTGTGCCGCGCAGAACGCCGGCGTCATGCCGGACATCAGCATCATCGTCGCGTAGCTGTGGCGGGTGTTGTACGGACGCCGGTAGCGTAGCCCGTCACGCCTGAGCGTTCGGCGCACGACCTCGCCGTTCAGGCTGAACTGAATGCGGATGGCCTTGCCGCGGACCTCGACGCCGGTGCCTTTCCTGCCCATACGTTCCTCCATCGCTGCGCTGATGTCAATTCGATTGAAGACGCTGGCGTGAGGCACGGCAAGCGCGTCCCGTTCAGCCAGGTTCCGTGGCGAATGTTTCCGGTGCGCCCTACCATGGGATGCGGAGCGCCGGCCGATTGCGGCTCGCGCGGAACCGGGCACACTGTCGGCCTTGAGGGAACCAGTCATGGGCTCGATCAACGCCGACCTGGCCGCCATCCTGCAAACCGTGCAGACGCCGGGTGACTTCTTTGCCGCCGGCGAGTGCGCCTTGCATGTACCGCTGATCGAGGTCGGCAGCGTCGGCCCGATCGCCCTGCCGGTGCTGCCGGCGCAGGCCGCCCAACTCATTGCGGTGGCCGAGCGTGCACCCTATGGCCGGGGGGCGGACACGCTGGTCGACAACGCCGTGCGCCGCACCTGGCAGATCGGTGCCGATCGCGTCCACATCAAGGGCAGACACTGGAACGCGATGCTGGAGGGCGTCGTCGAAATCGCGTCCACGGGTCTCGGTGCCGGCACCGGGGTGGAGGCCGAGTTGTACAAGCTGCTGGTCTATGACGAGGGCGGCTTCTTCGTCGAACACCGCGACACCGAGAAGTCGCCCGGCATGTTCGCCACGCTGATCGTCGCGCTGCCATCGCTGCACACCGGCGGTGAACTGGTGATCCGTCATCGCGAGCGCGAAGCGCGACTCGATCTGCGTTGCGCCGATGTGTCCGGGCTCGCCTGGGCCGCGTTCTATGCGGATTGCGTGCACGAGGTGCTGCCCATCACCTCGGGGTGTCGGCTGGTGCTCGTCTACAACCTGCGCCGCAAGGGCCGCGGGCGTTTGCCCCGGCCGCCGTCTTACGACAAGGAGACGGTTGCACTGGAACGCTTGCTGCGCGCGTGGTGCAGCGAAACAGCCAAACCCGATGAAGACCGGCCGCTCAAGCTGGTCTACCCGCTGGCACATGCCTACACGCTGGCCGAGCTGTCGTTTGCTGCGCTGAAGGGCGCAGATGCCGCGGCCGCCACCGTGCTGACGACGGCCGCGGGCGATGCCGCCTGCGATCTGCACCTGGCGCTGCTGCGCATCGAAGAGAGTGGTGCGGCGGAGTACAACGGTTACGGCGGCCCACGCTGGCGCAGCCGTTACCACGACGACGACGAAGAAGAAGATGACGCCGACGGCAGCGATGACGAGTTCAGGGTCGCCGAGGTTTTCGATCGCGTGTTGACCCTGTCGGATTGGAGACGGCCCGACGGCGGCGAGGCATCCTTGGGCACCTTGTCCTTCGACGAAGACGAGGTCTGCCCGCCGCAAGCGCTGGCCGACATGGAACCGGACGAACAGCACTTCCACGAGGCCACTGGTAACGAAGGCGCCTCGTTCGAGCGGAGCTACCAGCGGGCGGCCCTGGTGCTGTGGCCGCATGCGAAGAGGCTGCGGCTGATCGCGCGGGCTGGTTTCGTGGCCTCGATCCCGGCGCTGGAAGGCATGGTCAGGGCCTGGATCGACGACGGAGCCGACTCGGGCCACGCTTCCTGGCACGAGGCCCACGCCTTGGCTGCCGAGATGCTGGCGTGCTGGCCCGTGCAAGCTGCTCGTCGGGGCCACGACGGGCCGAGCGCCGAGAGCGTGATGCTGTCGCAACTGGTACGGCTGCAGGATCGCGAGCTCATCGAATCGATGCTGACCACGGTCGTCGCGGCCGGTGCCTATGCGGCGGGCGACAACGCCGCCCTGGTGCAAGCACTG